CTGCGGTGGCCACCGCAGGGTTTGCATTGCTCAGCGCCGTCACCGGGATGGCAGCGCCGTAGGCGGAAGCGATCTGGAGGGTTGCGCCGTTGGGGAGTCTGAAGCCCATTTAATTTTCCTCTTTGCAGAAATGACAAAACCCGCTCACTGGCGGGTTCTGGGTTTGCCCAGCGGGCGAATCAGTTGGTGTCGGACCGGTACTGGAATGACGCCGGTATGGTGAAAGCGTTTTCGTCTTGGATGCCGGGGCCTGGCGCAACGGGTGTCATGACAAGAGCAACCAGCCCTGCCCGAGTTATGCGCAGGTTCAGGGCGAACAGCGCTGCCAGTTCGTCCACGATGCCGCTGGCTTCGGTCCGGTATTTGCCGGATGGTGTGATGACATTGACCTGGAATACGCCGACGTAGACCCTGTGGTCGCCGCTGAGCGTATTGCTGCCGGTAACCGATGGAAGCGTGAAGGCGCGCAGGTACGTCTCTCCTGTCGCCGGACTGTAGGTTTCATTTTCGACGACCACTTTCAGCTGCTTGGCGCGAGCCTTTGCCCAGGCCAGCAGGCGCGACTCGAAGGCCGCCGAAATTATGTTGTGGCTCATGCCTGAGTATTCCTGATGGCTTCTTCGACGATCTGCTGGAAGCGAGCCAGGGTGATCTGCACCATTCCCGCAGGAGCCTGATCCGAGTGGCCGTACTCCAGCGGGATGCCGTAGACGAGGTTGTTCACGATATACGCAACTTGCCCCGCCTCAAGCTGGCTTGCTTGGGCGACCAATTCAGCGATTGTTTCGTGGCCCGCCTTGTCGTACTTATCCAGGCTTTGCAATGAAGGCTGGTCAATAGTGAGCTGCCAGTTGCCCTTGAATCGCCCCGTATCAACAGGTGAAAGAATCACTACCGATGTTCCGATCTCGATGACGACCGACCGAAACACCTCGTCTATCACCGACTTGGTGCTTTCGGCGAACGCGGTAAGGCTCTCAGCGAATCCGCCCTGCTGCCCGCCGTAGCGGCTGGTCATGTGGTTGGCCATTACTTGCGCACCTGCAGCTCGTAGCCGACCGACAGGCCTGCATAATTCCAGGGACCGACCGCAATCACGGTGTACGTGGTGCCGTCAAAGTCAATCCGATCATTGCTCTGTGGCAGCGGCATATCCTTACCATCAAGCTGCACAGGTGAAACAAGCAGCTTCACGTCGCCCCTGATGATCAGCGTCCCGTCGACGTACTTGCTTTCATACTCTTCGCGGAAGCCCGATCCGCTCAGAACCAATTCGGTGGGGGCCGAGGTGGCATCAGGGTCATACTCGCCAACTGTTTCGCGACGCAAGATCAGCTCCAGACCCTTCCCGCCCTTGCTGCGCGGAGCGAGCATGCGCGCTGCCAGGGCTTTTGCGCGATCATAGATATCTGGCATCACTTGCGCCTTATTCGGTAGATGGCAGTACACCGGCAACCGGCTCGATCATTCCAGTCGGCGCCCATCGACGAGTCGCCAGGATATTGAAGCAATGCTCCGGTAGGGCTTTGGAACGGCTGGTCTTTCTGAACCACCTGGCCGCCAAGAACAACGTGTGCGTGTCGCACCTTTTTGTCGCCGCGATCACGCCACTCTTTCTCGACCAGATTCCGATCCAGCCCCTTGGCAATCAACTGCTCGTAGACCTGGTCACGGCCAGCGCCAAACGACTCCAGCGCTTCGGCCTTGGAAAGCATTTCTGCATAGGTCTTCATCAGTCGTTCGGCGTAGCGACCTGCGATCTTGTCGACGTCCGCCTTGGCTACCGGCTTCCCGGCCTTGATAGCGCGGTTCACGATGCCATCGAAGCGACGGTCACGCCTGATGCGCTGCAGATACTTGCGCATCTCATCCGGGTTGCCGCCAAGCAACTGCTCGCGAGCATTTATGACAAACTGGGCGTAATTTCCCGGCAGGCCGACTACGCCACCGGATCGAGCGCCTGTTTGCGCGCTCTTGCGACCAATGAGATCAAGCGCAACCTGCCGAGGGGTGCGCACCATCGGGCTCGCACTTACTTCGACGCTTACGCCCGACTGCGAAGGCCTGCCACTGATCGGGTGTACCCTGCGGCGACTGGCAACCACTTCTCGGATGGCTGCGCGCACATCGATCTCTGAATTGACCCGGATCTCTTCGGCCTTCGCCGATATCCAGCGCTCTGCGACCGGCTCGCGCGCGTCGAACTCGAATCGTCCAATATCACGCGGGATAACGATCGCCTTGATTTCAAACTTGGCACCGGCGAGGAAGGCTGAGCGTGCCAGCTCCAGGAATACGGAAAGCGCACCCAGGCTCAGCAGCGCCACAAGACCATCCTCGTCCTCTTCGGTGATGAGTCGCTCAACTTCCGCTACCGTCACGGTGCCAACAACAGACTCAACCTGTGCCAGATAGGCCTGCTGCATCGCTGGCTCCAATCCTTCAATGGCTTGGATGATCTGCTCGGGCGTCATACCGTAAACACCGCTGGCAGCGTGTAACGAGCCACCAGCACCGGTGCAATCATCTCGTCGATGATGCTGATCACCGGGCGGACCGAGCCAGCAGCGTCTGCGCCGGTAGCAATGGCAAACTCGGTTTCCAGTGGGCCGACCTTCTCGCGTTTCACCATTGTGGCTGCCACGAAGTCAGGGCTGAGACTGCCGGGTTGGGTGATCTCTCTCAGCGCTGCTTCGTAAGTTGCCTGCTCGACCTCGATGGGAACCTGATCATCAGGGATCGGGTTGCCCTCGTAATCCTCTGCGCCGGTGCGCGGCCACTCCCTGGCTTGCCCTCTGCCCTCGGTCTTTACGCCAGGGAACAGTGACTGCCACATACCCGAAGCCATCAGCTTGCGGTAGCGGCCATCAATGTAAGCCGATGCCCGGATCAGCGCGGCCTGCTTCGCCATGTCTTCGCCAGTCCAGGCGGTGTTCGCGCGGGCGGCGTGATAGACGTCGGCATCTGCGACGTTTCCGTAAAAGTCTGGCATCGGGATGTCTCGAATAGGTGGCCCGAAGGCCTTGAATCAGGAGGCGAACATCTTGCAAAACGCCTTGGCGGCGCGAAGGGATGGAACCTTGCCAGTCTGCTTGAAGGATGCCAGTTCGCCACATTTTCGATACTCGAAGCCTTGCCCTGTTACGACCGCGATATGGCCGGAGCGCTCTGCTTTGATTTGGCTCATGTTCGAATCCTCGAATAGGTAGAGCGGCGAACCGCTCCGGTTTTTGCGGGGGTGTTACTGCTTGGCTGCAGCCAGTGCGGCTTGCAGGGCTTCCAGGTTCGCTTCCTTGTCGAACTCGACTTTCAGCTCGGTCAGCTCGTCGATAACCTTCTGCTTTTCAGCTGCGGCCTCGGCTTCTGCAAGACGCTTTTGCAGGGTCTCGATGCCAGAGTTCTTGCCAGCTTCGATACCCAGCGCTTTTAACTTGGCCAGCAGATCGGCCTTCTCGTCCGACTCAGGCTTCACAACTTCCTCAAAGCTGAGTGCGTCGATTTTGCGAGCCTGGACCAGATCATCGCCTTCAAGCGCCAGTTCCCGGCTTGCGCCGGGCTTGATCATCTTGATCGTGCCGCCCAGGTAAACGCCCCAAGGGGCGGTGCCGCTGTTCGTGACTTTCATGCTGTACCCCTTATGCAGGCTCGGAAACACGATCCATGTAGGCCATTGCGCCCGGCAAGCGGACCTCAACGCCACCGGTTCGCGCGATGATGCCGGTCTCGAAGCCCATGATCGACTTCTGGTGAACCGGCAGAACCATGCGAGGCATCGGCAGGTGGAAGCGAATCACGTCGATCGCCTTGCGGTATGCCACGATACGGCCGCCGCCGTCATTGCCGGCCGTAGACTGAGCGTCGGCAGTGAGAATGGTCAGCGGGCGCTTGGTACGGGCCGTGTACACGTTGGAAGTGATGAAGCGTTCCAGGATGGTCGGGCTGTTCGCTTCGGTGCCAACGAACGTGGTAGAGATGTAGTCCATCACTTCCAGCGGCAGAGAAATGGTGTCGGCCAGCTCAACGTTGTTCGAAGCCTGAGGGACCAGCTTCAGCAGGTTGTTCAGGTCGGCGAGCACCTGAAGCGGCGTCTTGTCCGCGAACAGCGTGGAGCCGTTCAGGCCAGTTGCGGCAGCGTTGATGGTCTGCACGTTGCTCTGGTTAGTGAAGCCGCGCCAGTTTTTCTCGGTGCTGCCGGTCACGGCGATGTCGTACAGCAGGCGCTCGGTGGAGCGACTGGCAGACATGGCCTTCAGATCGTTGAGGTTGCGGCCGTACAGAGCAGCGGTGTTGACCTCTTCCAGGTTCCACTCCCAGCCGGAGCCGATCATCGAGAAATCATGGGAGCCTTCACCGAACGACACCTGGTTGAAAGGCATGTCGTTGCCAGCGCCAGAGAGGAACTTGGCCTCACCCGCCAGCTGCTGGCTGTAGAACTGAGTGCCCACGGCCCACTGATTGCCCTCGGTGACAACCGGCATCAGATCGCGGTAGCTGTACTCCGGATAGCGCGCCTCGTAGATGGCCGCTTCGATGTTGCGGCCCTGGGCCACAACGAATGGCAACGCTGCTTGAGCGTCTTGAAAAGCTTGAGGCATGTTACGCGCTCCGGTTCTTGAGGGAGATTTCCACGATGTCGCCCGCGGCACCGGTGGTGTCGAAGAAGGCATTCGGGATCGGGCCAACAATGCCGGTGCCGGCCGCGTTGGTGTAGGTGTTGGAGGCGGTCACGAAGTAGACGGGATCACCATCAACCACAGGAGCGCTAACTGCGACGTACATCTGGCCGCGCTCACGGATGGCAGCGGTGCAGTACTGCGGGTAGCCATCGATCAGCGTCGAGCCTTTTGCCACAGCCGGTACGGCTGGGTTCAGCTTCGCGATGCCTAGGAACTTGCCGGTAGAGAACGGCACCACGCCGTGATCACCCGCACCGCGCTGAACTGGTTCGCCGAAGCGGACACCGGCAGCGTTTTCGATGGTACGACTGATGTCGTTCTTGATTTCTTCGTTCGCCGATGCGCCGTGCAGGCCTTTCGCTGGGCGATCCGGGTAGGACGTTTGATAAGCGGCCATGATGGCTCCTTACTTGGCAGGCTGGGTGGAGTTGAGGTCTTCCAGCATCTTGGCGCGCGCGGCGGCAGGGGGATTGCCGGCCGGCTTGCCGTCTTGCGCCTGGAAATGGCTGCGCACCGGGTCGTTGGCGGGGTTTTTGGCGGCGTCCTCGACGAGAATGTCGAAGCGCACAGCGATGTACGCGTCGTCCTTGCCAGTGACGGCAGCATCACCCAGCTTGGCGTGAACTGCTGCCTTGCGGATCTCGGCAGCTGTTTTGCCCGTGTAATCGGCATCCGCGATCACTTTCGCAACGCCGATCAGGTCGGCGCGCTCTTTCACGCGCGCGTCGATCTGGGCGTCGCTCAGGATTTTGGTCTTGGCGTCGTCCAGCTCGGCTTGCAGCTTGGACAAAGCTGCGTCTTTAACTGCCAACGCAGCGGAGTGCGCGTCGGTCAGGGTCTTGGTGGCACTGGCGGCATCGTTGAGCTGCTTGGCAAGCTTCTCGATGGCCTGTGCGCCTTGCTCGGTGACATCAATGGAGATGCCGTCGACAAGGAGTTTTCGCAGTGAATCAGCCATGTCATGGCCTCCTTTGGGGTTTTCTGGTTTGTGGTCACCGATGCGAAACTCTTCGCCAGCCCTGGCACGATGCTCAAGGCTGAGGTGATTCATTTTCATGGGGCCCACGCTGACGTGATAAGCGTGGCCCTCTGGCGTCACGCCATCCTGGAAGATGATTTCAGCGCCGTAGCCCATGGAAAGCTGCCGCTTACCGGCTTCGAAGTCAGAGATCGCCTTGGCATCCATGAGAACGAGCGGAACTTTCACTCGCTCTCCGTCACGGATGACCTCGCCACCAGTGTTGCCGACGGCTAAGTCCTTCCAGTTTTTGGAGTTGACGCCTGTGCCGCTCGGATGTCCGTTGGTCATTGGCCGATAGGCGTAAGAGTTCATGGCATCTTTGTGAAACACAGAGCTTTCAGGTCGGTACACCTTGACGATAGGGACGTCTCTCAGCCCATGTTCGTTGTTAGGGTCGATCTCGGTGCCCAGATAGTCCTGGATGCCGGTGCGAGCTACATACGCCTCGGCCACAAGGTATCCGTCCGCTGTGCGCCGAACGCCAGAGACCGGTATTGAGTCTGTGAAGATCATATCTACTCCGGTAGGTTGTACTGGCGTCTCGCCGGCCTGGCGAACACTTGGCGCTGCAGTATGTGAATGCCGCGCCGAAACTCGTCGTTGTCGTCTGCGTGCTCGCAAGGGAGAGCGCAGAAAGCATTCCAGGCAGCAGAGAGAGCCTCAATTACCGCCTTCTCTTGCTCGGTCATGGCGACACCTCTTCGAAGATCTCAGGCCCCAGCTCAATTGCACCGCGGTAAGGCTCGACCTTGGCGATATCGACGCTGCCGGGCTCGTAGGTGAAGGTGATGTGCGGCTGATATTCAGGCCAATCCCAAGAGGCACCGGCCTCAACGATGGAGACGTGTCGCCAAGCCAGTTCGGAACTGTTAAACAGCAACACCACGGCGCCTTCGCCAAACTTGTCGATCAGCCTTGCGCCGCCTGGTGAAATCTTCAGCTGACCCTTGCCATCGCCCGACCACGACTCGCCGACCTTCATCCAGTCAACCGGGTTGCGACTGTAGGCGATGGTGACGTGCAGGTCTGCCTCAGGCAGCGTGGCTTCGAACCCTTGCGACTTGGCCCAGGCGATGATCTCGCCTGCGTTGGTGACCTTTCTCGACACATACAGCGTGCGTGGCGCCGCATCAGCCAGAGCTTTGCGGTCCTGAGGCTGGTCAGCAGCGCCAAGATCATCTGCGGCAAGATCGTCATCGCTCTCTTCATCCAGCTCATCGCCGAACTCATCAATGGCAGCTTCGAGGCCGGGCATGATGCTCAGCTCGACCAGCAGGTTCACCGAGGCCTTGGATAGAGCCTCAGGCGGGAACAGGCCAGAATCTTTCAGCGACTTGATAGTTTCTGCCGTTGTCTTGCCGATGTCGGCTTTGTCCTTGGCCGTGGCCTGCCACAGTGGCGACCAGGCGTAATGGGCCTCCTTTGGCCTGCTGCCCAGCGCAGAACGAATCAGGCACTCGTCCAGCACGCTCATTGCTGGCTTGATCTCCAGCTTCTGGCGCGATGCGACGTTGTCGTAGTAGTTGCGTGTGTTCTCTTCGCCATTGGCGCCCAGGCCGGTCGAGGACTGGCCGAACATGCGCGTGCCGGGGATATCGAACGCGCCGGACACACCCTGCTCTGTCTTGGCGATCACCTCAGGCAAAGTGCCGAAGCTCGCTGACTTGGATGAGTGCTGCTCAGTACCATCGAGGAGCAGCGTGCCGTTGATGCCCTTGGCGGTTGCTGCCAGCCTCAGGCGTTCGAGCAGGTTCTTCTGGTAGTTCTTGTCCTGCAGGCTGGCCATCAGGTTCGGGATGTTGATGACATCGATCTTCGCCTCGTAAACAAGGCTGACGACGTTGGCCACCGTTTCATCGTAGTGCTTGACCGCAGGCATGGCCGATAGCAGGACCGAGTCGCCCCAGCCGAATGCGGTGCCCATCGCCAGTTCAGGATCGGGATGGCGAACACCGATGAAGATCACCAGTCGGGATGGGTGAATCTCGACGTTCGAGCCTGGCAGTCGGTAAGCCTTGGGCCAGCCGAACCGATCACTTTGCGGGTCCTGCTCGATCTCAGTGGCAGCAAGCTGACGGCGAGTCATCACAGTCAGGTACTTGATGCCACCCTTACCCAGGCGATCAGGGTTCAGCGCAGACGACGTGTCCCGCTCACCAGTACCGATGAACACAGCAGCACCACCGAACAGACGGGCCTTCAATAGGGCCTCAAGAATCTTGCCCTGTACGTTCAGGCGGGCCTCTTCAGCCTCTATCAGCTCGATCTCACTCTTGGATGCCTGCCAGGCTCGCCAGTTGCGACACGCGTCCACAGCAGGGATTGTGACGCCCTTCTGGGCTGTCCATGAGCTGCGGAAGGCGTTCAGAAGCTGCTGGTCGTCAAGTTCAGTGGCGATGTAGTGCGAGTGGGATGCCTTGTCGCGCGCAGTACCCAGTCCTGCGACGAGGTTCTGCAGGCTGTCCTTTAGGTAGCTTATTGCGCTCATGAGTTGCTCACGTTTGCGAGTGTGTAGCCGCCCGCAATGGGGAAGCGCTGGACAATGAAGTAGCCCAATGCGTCGATCGGGTCTTCAGTGCCGTCTTTGTTGGGCTGGCCTTTGTCGTCATAGGCCTGTTGCTCGAGCACCTGGGTGGTGATCGGGCAGTTGTCGGTGTTGATCCGGTATCGGCGCTGACCCTCGCCGTTCAGGAGCATGGCGTTCACGGCCAGCACCCGGTCTCGCACCTCAGGGTTGGATGGATTGACCATCACCATGAAGCCCGCGGCCCGCAGCAGGCTGTGATCTGATTCGCTGCCGTTGACCGACTTGCGGTTCTTGCCGCTGGCGTCCGGATAGACCGTGATGCTGTGGTCAGGGAATCGGCGCTTCAGCTCGATGATCATGGCCGGCGTATCGAACAGTGATGTCGCTTCCTCAAGCAGCCGAGGCAGGCCGTCACGAATGACGTGAATCGTTGCCGCCATCCGGTTGATGTTGAAGTCCATGCCGATGTGCAGCTGCTCGCCCGGGCGGATCGTCTCGTCCGTGTGGCATAGGCGCCTGTCGAAGTTCGGATACACGCTTCCGGACGTCAGGTTGACGAACAGGCCGTCAATGTATGCATCCACCAGGTTGGCCGGGTAGGACTTGCGCAGTGACGGTATGTAGTCCTTCGGCAGGTTCTTGGCGTTCTGCCGCGTGGAAGCGTGCACGATGCCGTAGAACTGGCGTTGCGTAGGATCGGATGCCAGCTCCTTGACGAACTTTCGATAAACCCAGTTGAAGCCCTCGGGCGTGGTGGTCACGTCGATGGTGTTCATGTCGCGGCCAGGCCAAACCGTGGACATCCGCGCAATGATCTTCTTCCAGGCGCTGTCTGCCTTCTTGATCGGCATACAGTCGATTTCGTCGACCAGTGCGTGCGCGATGTTGAAGCCGACGATGCGATGCGGGTGCTCCATGCTCTTGCAGATGATCGTCGAGAGGCATCTACCCTTCTTGTCTCGCAGGTACACGCGCTTGTTGCTGGCCACGATATCGGCGAACAGACCGAACGCCTCAGCGACCCCCGGCAGGGTGTCGTAGAAGATGTCAGTGATCTGCGGGTAGGTCGGAGCGAAGTAGCCCTGAGGTATGCCGGGGAACTCCAGCGCGTTGATGCACATCCGCACACAGCCAACGAAGGTCTTGCCGCTGCGGTAGCCTCCGACGAAGGCCATGAACTTGTTGTGGCTTTTGATGAACTCGAATTGAGGCTTATTCAGCATCAGGATCGGTTGCATCTTCCACCCCGATGATTACTCGTTTCGGCTCGGGGAGCCCCTTATCCGGGTCTTCCAGTTCGCGCTGAAGCTTTTGAATGTTGAGGCGCTTGATCTCGTCGTCCAGCGACTTATCAGGCTCTACGCGACGATTCACGTAGGCGTCGCCAGTTTCCTTTGCCGCCTGCTCAAGCACCTGTAGTGCGAGAGACAGGTTCTTCATGCTCTCGGCCTTCTCGATAATCCTCCCCATAGCCCGAAGCCTGTAGGCCCGGTTGGCGATGGGTATGTCAATCGTCTGGTGGCGGAACCTCTCTCGCGCGTCGTGGAACATGTCCACCCAACGCTTGGCCAGGGTTTTACTGCATCGCTTGGTGGGGTCGTGTGACTCCACCTGCTGACGGCTCACCTCGATGTTGAATTCTCGCTTGACGGCCTCTGCCACCTGTGAGGGTGTATCGAAGCAGGCAAGAGCCTGAACGATGAAGGCCTTCACCTCGCTGCTCAGGGCTGCCATAGGGTAGGGTTCCGTCTATTGCTGTCTATCCTCAGGCCAGCTTGAGAAGACAGGTTCCGCAAGCCCTTGAAATATTGAGTTTGCCGACTTCGGCAGGTTTGTTTGCAGCGTCGACCAGTAGCTGAACGTCTGGGCTTGCCCCATAGCGCCTGACCACACCGACGAACTCTTCGACGTCATGGCCGCGCATCTCAAGCTTTGGTAATCCGTCTTGCGTGAACTTGGGCGCGCCGTACTGATCGACTGCCTGGGCGATGTGGTAGAGCTCATGCTCGACCAGTGCACAGAAGTCCGCATCGCTGCACTGTGAGCAGTAATCGGCAGCCAGGGTGATGATGTAGCTCGGTACGCAGCCGAACCAGTCACGCATCTGCTGCTCCATCCGGGCCTTCTGCCAACCACCGGCACGGAACGCAACCTGTTCGGCTTGGCCCAGCACTGTGCGACCTTGCTTCGTGAAGGCAGATGAGGCCCACATGATGCAGATGTCAGCATCGATCAAATGGGCATGGTCTTCGTTGTGGATGCTGCCGGTATCGGCAAGGATCTCGCTTTGAATCCATCCCCAGACGTCCTTGGCTGGCACCAGGCGCATGAACACATATGACTCTTCCGACTCCATCAGCAGTTCGGCTGGCGGCGTCGGACGAATCATTGCTCTACTCCACTGTGCAGCGCGGCCAGATCGACCGGGCAAAGGCAAGCGCGCCTTCTTGATCGAGGGCGCACTCAAGAAGGATCATCGGGAATGGTTTGTAGCCGGGTGTCGTAACCATCCAGTTCTTCTTGGTCATGCGACGTCTTCAGACACTCGCTGAAGCTGGATCGCCAGCAACGCGTCAAGGTGCGCGCCGAGCCGGTCACTCAATGGCGTGTCCTGTATGGCGTCCATATCCTTCATTTGCTGATGCTCATCACGCAGCATGCGAACAGTGGACTCGATGGCTTGCTCCAATGGATCAAGCATGAAGCCACTGGCGAATCCTTGTAGCGCCTCGATCTTGAGTTCGGCGCCTGCAGTCAGCAGCGTGGTATCGGTCATGTAGTTCCTCCGCGCCACGAAATGGCAGTATTTGAATTTGTGGGGCGTTAAGGCGTCTGCCGCTCTACCGCCTCGTTGACCTTGTCGGCGGCCTTGCTGGCTGCCTCTGCCGCTTCCGTGGCCTTACCGGCTGCACCTTCAACCTTTACCGCTGCGTCGGTCGCGGTCTTGGCCAGCTTGTTCAGGCGCATATCACGCTGCACGGTGGCCTCGTCGTAACCCCTGCGCACCTCGGCGACCTGGGCGCTATACCAACTGGCAAGCGACCATTGCGAGGCACCGAAGCCCAGCGCGAACGAGCCAGTCACCAGGAGCGAGGCAATCACCCACACCTCCACCCGACGCCACCAGCGGCGAGCGATGAAATCAATTGCGCATCTTTCCATCAGTTGATACCTCCGAGCTGTGCACGCAGACGGGCGATCTCAGCGCTTTGGCTGGTCACTTTGTCAGTGAGCTGGGATACCTGGCTGGTAAGGGCTTCGATCTTCCCTTCCATGCGGCCGACAGCTGCAGCCAGCTCGTTGCGTTCTTTGGCGAACTGATCGGCACGGGCCTCAGCCTCTTTGCGGGCCACCCGTTCAGAGTCGAGCAGTTCGTTCAGCCTGCGGACAGTACCGATATCGGCGTTGTCCATGGCGCGGTCGGTCGCGTCCCTGGAGAGGAATTTCCTCAACCACAGGAAGCCACCCAAAAGGATTGTGCCCGTACCGCCCAGCCAGGTAGCTGTGCCTGGGCCGAGGTCGGTTGGGTCCATCTTTACTCCGGAATAAAAAGGGGCGTCAGGTACGCCCAATGAGGAACGAGGTACGAATGAGGCCCTCGCTGAACTTGGCGATCAGAGGTTCCGAGGGGTTTGGGTAAATCGCAGGCACAAAAAAAGCCCGACGGTTAAGCCGGGCTTTTTGTGGTCAATCCCCTATGTGCGCAGGAATGACAGGATGGGGTGGATAATGGCTCACTGGATCAATCGCCGTCAAGCGCAATCTGCAATCAAAATGCCTTCAGCCTCCAAAATGTGCTGAGCTTCAGTCAGCGCCACGTCCACCATGCTCTCCAGCCCCTTGCGAATGTCACGCCTCCATCGCTCCTGCGTTTTGATCGGGTGCGGATCGTCGCTCCAGTTGTCCATCTCGTACCAGGTAGCTGGAAGCACATTTGTACTCCGCTTGCCTTCAACGCCAGGCAGCTTTGGCATGGCCCATGTGACGATCGCGCAGTGACGGAACCTCTCAGGCGCCGGCGACCGGTACTGCTTGGTGATTTCCGTGATCGCCGCGTGCTTGCGGTCGGTGTGCGTCGAGAACTTTGCCACCAGCGCGCGCCAGTGATCCGGGCTCAACGCCTTGTGCAGTCGACCGAACACCCAGCAGTCGGTCAGGAATGCCGCCTCCTTGCCGACGATCTCGCCCTTCTGTTTGGCGCATTGGACCTTGGGCTCGAAATCACAGCCGCCAGCCGAGTTGATGGTTTCCGCAGCCAGAGCCCGGACCACTGCTGCTACAACGTTCCGATACATCATGCCGCTTCTCCTTTCTTCAATTCTCTGGTCAGTGCCCGGTACTTGGCTGTCAGGGCTTTCAATTCTTCGATGGTGTACTTCTGGGGCTCATGCGGTCCTTCGAGCCACTCCACGTTGACGATGCCGATGCGACGCACCAGCTCTGCCCGGTAATTCACCAGATCGCCGGACTTGTGCGTGTTGCACGGCGCACACTGCTTCCAGACGTTGAGCGGCTCGAATCTGAGTTCTGGATGACCGCCGGCCGATCTGAAATGCCCTGCGTGCCATTGGCCGTTGTGGTGGCGACCGCAACTGACGCAAGGCAGCAAGGCATCGCGGTAGCGCACCCACTCGTTGAACGCTTGCTGGGTGTCCTTCATGTGGTCCGAGCGACTTTTCAGGGCCTCTTTGCGAACCTTGATTTCCCGGCGTCCTACTTCGGCCAGGGCCTTGCCGGCGATGGCGCGACCCTTTTCCGACTGGCCGTGAGCGATGGCGCATTTAATCTCCCCGCACACAGCCTGACCTGCACGGGCCGGGGTGAACATCACCCGGCACTCTGGGCAGCGCTTGCGGCGCGCACTTCCTGACGTGAGCGGGGCTTTACGTTGCAGTGGCGTGCGCTTCATGCAGACCTCCAAACTTGGTCACGAGTCTTGAGTCCGCTCTTCTTGGCGTCGCGCTTGACCTTTCGCAGCTCAGACAAGGCCTGCTCTTGGGTGTACTCGCCGGACTTCATCTTGAGCACAAGCGACTGCCGGTAGACCGTACTGTCCGCAACCAAACCCTGTTCCTCGGCGATCTGCAGCGCGACACGCTTGTCCACTCGACGCTCATACCAATCACGACGCCTCATGCCGCCACCTGCTCAGACTGGATTACGCCTTTAGCCATAGCTTTCGCCACCAGCTCAGCCCTATTCCTCGCCTGCAAATAAAACCTCGCATCGTCAAGACGTTTTTCCACTGAGCAGGGTGATAGATCGAATCGGCGGGCTATCTGCTTGGTCGTCATGCCTGCCGCGACCAAAATCAGAAACTGAGTCTCGCGCCTGGATAGGCCCTTACCGTAATGCCCAACCCATCCCATTTCGGAGAAGCTTCCGGAGTCGTTGTTTCGCTGCATGTTCGCTTCCTGGCTTTTCATGCCGCCTTCTCCCCGATCAGATCGCCGAAGAAGACGCCAAGCGCCGAGAACTCGGCAAGAATGCGATCCGTGTACGCAATGCCCTGCGCGCGGTTGAACAGGCTGGTGACAGGAAAGCCGTCCGGGCCCAGCAGTTTGCAGTCGCCCATCAGCCCGAGCTTTTCCTCGTAGGTCAGATGCTTGGTGGTCCGATGCCAGGCTGCGCGGTAGTCCTCGTCCTCGTTGATCAGGATCTGAACGCCATGGTGAAGCTTGCAGTACTTGCGGGCCTCACTGGCGTCGCCGATCTGGGTCATCTCGGAGATGCGCTTGTAGAACGCGAACCACAATGCGTTCTGGTCGAGCGTGCGGTCCCTGCCTTCGCGCATGGTGACCACAACGAACTTCTTCTGCCGGAACATCTCAGTCATGCGCGTGACGGCTTCGGTGAGCTTGGATTGGCAGTTGACGCTGATCTTGTCAGTCATGGCTCTGCTCCTTGCTCATGGCGGCATCGATGGCTTCGCCCATGGACTGACCTTCAGCTTGTGGCCAGTTGTCGCCGGCGTACCAGCAGACTCGATGCTGCCGGTACACGCCACCAACTCCAAAATCGGCTCGGACACTTGCCCACCGATCACGCTTACTCAGCCACCGATGCCGGCCGGCATCCTTGCGCAGCGCCTCGCACTCAGCCCTCAACGCAGCTGCCGACCGCGCCAGCCCAATCAGATAATCCAGCGCGCTATCCTCGCCCGCCGCGTCGAAACCCAGCTCGCTTGCAGCAGACTTGATGATCCCGCTCACGCCCAGGCTGGCGGCCTGGCACAGCTCAAGATTGGCGATGCGCTGGTTCAACCCAGCATTCACCCGCTCGTAAGCTTCGTAGCCGGTCTTGAGGCCGGAGACCGAGGAGCGCAGGTCACGGATGGTCTGGGTCAGCTCCAGCACGACGGCAGGGTTGGCGGCGGCGATGAAACGCTCATCATCGTGGTGCAAGCCGTGTAGGTCGCCGCTCTTACGATCTTCGTAGCGGAGTTCCCCGCCTTCATACCATTCGCCAGCCGAGGCCTTCGCCAGCGCTTCCAACTTCTCGATATCGACGGTCATGGTCGAACTCCTTGGATCGAGGCGAAATCAAAGTCCGGCAGTTCGCTAACGCCATTGAGATAGTCGACCATCACCTTCACGTCGCTCTCGTCACATGCGCCAGGCTGGGCCTGCCAGCAGTAGAACGGATCGGTGTTCGGCATTGCGCCGTAGCACATGATCCCGTACCTGCTGTACATGCCGTCGTGGACGATCCCGACTCGGGCCTTTCCCTTGTCGAAGTACACGATGTAGTGATTGATTCCTTCAGATCGGACGAGCTTCGGATTCTTCCGGTTGTTACGCTTGACCCACCTTGCAACCTCATTGAACTCACTCATGCCAGTCTCTCCGCTGATTCCGCGATCAATGCCATGCGCTCAAGGCGCTGCTGGGCCTGACTGTTCAGGTTCATGCCATCTGCCTCGTCTACCACTGGCATGCGTACGAATCGGATACCGGCCTTGGTGAGGAGGTGAGCCGTTTCGAGTGCCTGGCGCAGTTGTGCTGGGTTTGAGCGGCTCATGGCTTCACCATCCTGCAGACCAGCTGCATGTCGTTGAATTGAGCGTGGAACTGGCGGGCCTTGTCTCGCTGCTCGAACGTGAACTGCAGCAGGATGAACATCGCCCAGAAGCCGATACCGAATACCCAAAGCAACATTTTTTCTTTCGTCATCACGAAGCCCTCCGCTTGCTGCGCTCAGAGGCGCCTTCGAATACCAGGCCAATACCGCGACCCTCTCTCAACCGATCCACGCTCCGATCACCCAGCACCGCGCCCAGCTCTTTGGCGTCGATGTTGGAAATCACGATGGTGGGCAGCTGTTCCTCGTACCGGCCGTTGATCACGGCGAACAGGGTCGCCAGCTCGAACTCGGTCGGCTTGGTGGCGCCCACTTCGTCGATGATCAGCAGCGAAGGGTCGATCAGGCTGGCGAATGCTTCCTTCTCGGAGTACTCAGCCCGGTCGCCGTAGCTGCCCTTGATGTACTGCAGCAGGCCGCCCACGGTTCGATACACGGCTGTCGCGTTGTGCTGGGCGATGATGTGACCGGCGATTGCCGCAGCCAGATGCGTCTTGCCAGTACCGGGCGTGCCGGTCATGACGATGCAGCGACCCTCGTCCAGGTGCTTTGGGAACGACTGGGCGTAATCGACGCACTTGGCCAGGTTCGCCTTCTGAGCTTCGGTTTCAGCATGGAAGTTGGCGAAGGTCTTGCTCATGAACCGTTTCGGGATCATTGAGGCGCCCAGCTTTCGCTCAAGGCGCTCTTCGGCAATCCGGGCATACATTGCACGCTGTTCGTCCTGATCGCGTCTCAGCTGAGCGTCAGCGGCGCATCCAGGGCATCCCGAGGCTGTATCAGCGTTCTTGCGGATGATCGCGGCATAGGCGCCATGCGTTGGGCACTCAGCCGCCTGCTTGGAGACAACACCGAAGCGGCGCTCAAGGTCATGCACGGTCAGGTCCAGACTCGGGGATTCAGAAGTCATAAGTGCCATCCCCGCGCGGCGTCAGGCCGGCCTTGTAATCGCGAGTGTCGAAGCCGGTGTGGCGCGACTGCGGGAACTGGTGCACGTTGCTGGCAGGCTGAACCTCGTCCTCCCAGCGCTTGCCGTTGAGCCAGGTGGCCGGGTGCGGGATGAACTGGCCGCCGTCCTTGGTCCAGGCCAGTGAGGCGCATTGCCTGGCCAGCCCCTGGGCGATCAGGGTGAACAGGTCGTCAGTGACCTTGAGTTTCTTCCACGCCTTTTCCGCATCTGCCTTGCCCTTCTTGTTCGGGTAGAGCTTCCAGAACTTTGGGAACAGATCGTCCGCCGAAGGCGAAGAGCTTTTAATGTTCTTATCTGTATCTGTATCTGTATCTGTATCTGTATCTATATGGTTGACGTTTCGTTGCAACGGATCGGCAACGGTCGTTGAGCTTTCGTTGAGTTCCTGTTGTTTTTTGAGTGCTTTTGCCTTCGCCGAGGCCTTTCCTGCATTCGAGGCGGCCTGTGTTTTGCTGTTCACAGCATCAAGGTCAGACTCAACACGGAACTGAATCCAGTGTGTTTCGGTGACGTGAAAGAACTCACTCAACGTTTCGGCAACGGAATGCCAACGGTCGTTGGGTACGCGTGCAATGGTGGAAAGGCGGTCAATGCGCAGAGGCTTGCCGGTCTGCCAGTAGCTGAACAACAGCAGCATGTACGCGCCGTGTTCCTCTGTGGTCAGGTGTGAGGTGTCGGCCAGGTAGTCGGCGACGTAGAACTGCATGTATGGGAGAGCAGCCATCATTGGGCCTCCAGTTTGTACTGAGCCCACAGGCCGGCAATCCAGTTGACGCCCTTGGGAGTGAATTTGGCTTGGTTGAATGCGTGCCCGCCGTCAGTGGTGCCGGTCTTCACTTCAAAGCGGCCAGCGTCGACGTGGTTCTGGTAGGCCTGCCATTCGCCGCCCATGCGGTACATGATCCGGCGATCAAGCAGGAACTCACGGAAGCGGGCCTCATTAGCACCCAGCAGCTTGGCGGTTTGGCGGAAGCCCTTCAGGCCGGTGGACTCGACGTACTTGTCGACGAACTCGGCTTTGGGCGCAGCGATAGCCAGCGCCTGATTGGCGGCCTGCTGCAGTTCGAACTGTTCCGCCCAGGCTCGGGCGGCAGCGGCAGGATTGGAGAAGTCGGGAAGCGTACCGACGATTCGGCCACCTTCCAGCTCGCGCCAGCGCTTGATCACAGCCATGCGCATTGCAGCGCTGTAGCCGGTGAGGAGGCAGTCGGTATGCTCCCGGTCGAGCAAGTACTCAGTCTGCTGCCGGTTCATGCTGTCCAGATAGATGTGCGCAAAGCTGCTCACATCTTCTTGAAGCTCTGACGCCATGGACTGAATGTCACGCTTCACATCAGGGTGGCGCTTGCCAGTCAGATCGGCGATTTCACGCGATGACATAGTGCGCGCCACGATTTGCGAAGGTGCAATTTCGTGGCGCGGTACAGGGGTATTGCTTTGTGATTCGATTTGCATATAATCCGCCTATCAAGTTGTGTGTTTAAAAGGCCGGGTCACTACCCCGGCTTTTTTTTGTCTGTAATTTGGTGAACCTAAAGAGGGTCAGTAGCACTGGTCCTAATTAGGTGATCGCCTTTCGGCCCTCCTTTGATTGACGTCAAAGTGGCTTTAGGGCGTGCCGCGAACGTCAGCCCGCCCATGGCGATTGTCTCGATGAGTATTTCTTCCAGAGCCTCATCAAGGCTGTACTGCTTCTCTCTGGCGAGTTCTTCCACTCGCTCCCTGGTTTCAGGGCTCAGGTTTTGGTATTCGAGCAAACGACCCTCCTTAGGCTGCTCATGCAGCGCTAGACTTCTTCTCATCCTTCAGCAGGCTTTCGATTGCGCCGTTCTCGACACCCCACTCGATAATCTCGAGCAGGAACGTCGCGTGCTGGGTGCGCGCTCGACAGGCTGCACGGGACAAAATCTTGTCCAGTGTCTGGTTGAAACTTACTTGGCGACGCTTGTTGCGCTTGTCTTCTGGGTTTTGCACGTAGGCCATCTGATTGCCTCCTTGTGGCTTATGAATGGGTTTAAGCGGCTGATTTTCTTGCGGGGATTGGCCTTATTTCGTTGGCCAATAGCGAGCCGTCATCCATCAAAGTGATGGTGATGGTGCGACCTGATCGGTGCATCTGGGAGACGGCGCTCTGCTGAATGCCCAGTGCCTTGGCGAGGTCGCTCTGGGTGCCATGAGTTGCCAGGTACTCCCCAAGGGTTACGGTCTTCATTGGCGTATCTCTGATGGGTTTGGATTGATATTAGCACTGCTGTTTTATGAAAAACAAGGAAAGGATTAGCACTGCTGTTTGATTAACTATCAGCTCTGCTACTTAATCGCGCACATGAATAAACCAACCAGAACCCCTCTATCCGACTGGCAGCTGGCTGATGCAGAGCGACTGCGGGCTGTTTACAGAAAGCGAGTTGCGGAATCGAAGGATAAGCCAGGCGCTCGCCCGCTAAATCAGGCCGAGGTTGGGGAGCGTTGCGGCTGGAATTCACCGCAGAGTGCCTTCAGCCAGTACGCAAACGGCAAGGTTGCCTTGAACCTCGATGCACTGATTAGGCTTTCTAAGGCTCTTGATTTCGAGCCGGCCGATGTGAGCCCTACTCTTGCTGATGGGATAGCGCGTGCGTCCGAAGATCATCTTGATGTGGCTTCTAAATCTGGGCACGCTTCAGCCAATACGCCCATGCCAACTGATGGCGAGCCACATATTGATCTCGATAGCAGTTATTCGTTTATTCCTCAGTACACCGCTATGGCTGCTGCTGGCGCAGGCCACGACAACCCCCACGTTGAGATACGCAGCACCCTGGCCTTCAAGAAAGAATGGCTGGCCACCAAAGGGCTTCAGCCCAGAAACCTGCGGGTGATCTATGCGGACGGCGAAAGCATGTGGCCGACAATCAACAACCAAGACGTATTGCTTGTCGACAGCTCCCAGGTAGAGCCGGTAGAGAACGGCGTATTTGTCATCGAAAGTGGCATCGACGGGACAGTGGTAAAACGCCTGGTCCGCGCCCCACTTCAGCAATGGATATTGCGCAGCGACAACACCGACAAAGCCGCGTACCCAGACAGGTTTTATCTGCGCAGCGAGTCGAACGAACACCAGATCGTCGGCCGGGTAATCTGGCGCGGCGGGGATTTGTAAAAGGCAGTGAGCCTAAAAGGAGCTCCAAGTGGACGATCAGCAAGACCAAACGATGAGACACGTCAAGGCTGGCTCCTACATGGATGAACAGGTCGATCAGTTCGACGCTTTTGCCATTATGTGGAATAACGCCGACGCCATACACCTCACGTTTGGTCGAACCTCTATAAACGTGAAAACCTCTATTTACCGTGCAGATCCAGGAACAGCGACAACCACAAGGGATGCAGGTGAAATAGATGTCTTCAGGTTGGATGTCGGAGCAGTCACGATGCCCATCGAAACCGCAAAGGAGCTTGTGCAGACCTTGTCCAAGATGATCCTCCAGGCAGAAGCCAGGAGGGAGAACGATGAATAACACGCCCACGGTTAAAGATTCCTCTGGTAATGTGGTGGCCGGACCATCGTCATGGGGTGGAGGTCCGCCTGGCGGAGGAGGCAGTGATATGGAGTCCAGAGTTGCAGCACTTGAGAAAACGACCGTAGATATACGGGAAAAGCTCGTGCGTGTAGAGACTAAGCTCGAGGGAATAGAGAAGACTATGGCCACAAAGGCCGATTTAGCCGATCTTAGAACCGTCATTGCCGATGGCTTTACCTCCCAGACCAAATGGTTCATTAGCACTGCGATAGCTCTGGCCGTAATCGCCTTTACTGCGGCTAAATTCATACACGCCTGACAAGCCCCCACCTTCCAATCGAAATGGCCCGCCACTGAGCGGGCTTTTTTGTGGGCGCGTAAAAATATATTAGCAGTGCTGTTGACAGGTAATTATCAGCAGTGCTAATTTTCACCCCATCGAGACGCGAAACAGCCCCTCAACAGGCCCAGCGGATCGAACCGCTCTTTACCACCGCCAAGATCCTCGCGACCGACTACCCCAGACACGATCTGGTAAGTGCGAGCAACAAATAGTCGATCCCATGCCAGCTCTGGAACTGGCCGTGACTTCCATATGAGGTCACGCGAAACCACGCAAGCCAGCCGGGAAGAACACCGTCCACGAAATGTGTGACCTGGCCAGAGATATGAATCGGGCGATGCGCGTGGTGGAGAACAGATTTTCTCGGTGCCCTTGGAGACAGGGGCATCCGGAAAATCGAACGGAGCAAGTGACGTGGCCAGACAAAACGATATAGAGCACCTGCAAGACCTTATGCAGCGAGGAGAGCTGACGGCTGATCAGGCGAATGTGCAGATGGTTCGCAACGAGCGCTTCAGGATGGTGGTGAACAGCCTCCCGGCGAACCTTCGAAAGGCACTCAATGCAGCAGTGCGCAGCGGTGAACTGGGGCACATGAAGAAAGACGGGCACAAGCCTGAATGCTACTTCCACCCCACCTTTGAATATATGGCAAAGGCAGAGCGTCTGAGGCGCGAGCGAGAGGTAATCAGACTGAGCGGAACGGCTCGGGTCTGTATGAGCGACCTACAGCAGTGATCAGATTTCACTGGCTGGCCTTGGCGACAGGGCCAGACGGGAAATCAAACGAGGGCAAGGCAATGGGTTTGGATATTTCAGTCTTCAGAAAACTGGTCGAAGCGCCAGAGGCAGTGCGGGACAGCGATGGCGAACTGGCGGATTACGACAACCACCGCGAGTTCTACGATAACCCTGACTTTCCAGGTCGAATCGAAGGTTTGAAGCCGAATACGGTTTACCGTATTGGCGAGCACGGGGACGGACTTTGCGCTGGCAGTTACGGCGGCTACAACCGCTGGCGGAACGAGCTGGCTCAGATGGCAGGATATACGCTAACTGAATACGACACGCACTACGGAAAAAAGGCGGAAGGCTACGACGCTGGTGCTTGGGCTGCCGGGTCGGGTCCATTCTTCGAGCAAATTCAGTTCAGCGACTGCGAGGGCACCATCGGTCCAGTTGTCAGCGCGAAATTGGCAAAGGATTACGCGGAGTTCGCCGCTAAAGCTGAATCGGTAGGCGGGCATTTTTGGGACAAGTACTAGGAGTGGCGTGCCGCCTTTGAAGCTGCTGCCGATTGTGGTGCCGTCGTCTTTCACTGAACAACCAGCGCAAGCGTCAGCCTGACGAAAACTGCCCGAACCCTGTCATAGCGCCAGGCTGCATCGGAGTGTGATCTGTGTGAATACGAAGCTTGGGTTATTCCTGGAAGCCTCCCGATTCAGAAAGGGATTAAGGCCGTAAATGGTGCCATGCCGGACAGATCACACCCCGATGCGGATGAGTACACACCGCGAAAGCGGCCCCCTGCACCGGCTGACGAGACTTCCTCGCAGCTGAAACGAAATGCGGAGATATAGCCATGTAACACGACAGCGCGCCGAGGCCTTCCAACAGCGGCACCGCCAAAGATGCACCTATAAAGCCCGACAAGTTCGGGCTTTTCTACGCCACACGCAATCAAAGGAGCATGAAGAAATGGCCAAAACAAACGAACAGCTTTGCACCATTGAGCACTGTGTAAGCATGGCTAAAACCTCGAAGCATTACGCGGTTCGCGCCAAACGCAACGGAACTCCGCGAGTCGCCGAAACCTACACGCAAGAGCGCAAGCACTGGATGAACGAAGCGCGGCGCTTTTCAGCTTAAACAAACCTTCCCACACCCGAACCTCTCCGACTGAACCCTCTCCAGTGCCTGTATGGCCTCTATCCGTTCTTGAGTGTTCAGTCGAAGGGGTTCACCAACACCATGCGCCTCGGAGGCGAACATGCATAACTGCACTGATACACAAGCTGTGTGCCGCGGTTGCGGCCTCAAGCTGCGCGGCTCGCCTTCATGGAAAGGCGGCTTGGCTTATCACCCTGATCCGGGCGGAATTGTGCGCACCTGCCACTACGGCGGCTGGGTCTGCTCACGGCGCTGCGACATCAACGCCTGCGTCGAACTGGAAGGAACGATGCCAGGATGCGGCGGCGTGAATGGCTACGAGCGCTTGTCACCCTATGCGAAAGAAAGCATTCAGCGCCACTGGCCGGAGGCGGCATGAGCAACGAAGACTTATTCGCCTTCCCTACTCCAGCCAGCGAGTACGGAGGCCACGGCACGGCCTTCGGCATGACCCTGCGCGACTACTTTGCGGCTAAGGCGCTGCAGGGGCTTATATCAACCGCTGGCGCTCCTTGCCTGCTTGGCTTGGGTGGCTGTGAGAACGAAGTCGCGGGCACAGCTTACAGACTGGCCGACGCCATGCTTGCCGCCCGAACCGCATAACCCAGCCCCTTGGAGGCAATCATGCTCAATGAACAAGCTGCTGCGTTCTTTGCGGATCGCATCAAAAAGGTGGCCTCCTTGGCCCCGTCCGATCTGGTGGCCGCCGAAGCTGAGCTTGGCGTTGCCTCTGGCCTGCTGTCCTACGCATTGTTTTCTGGCGACATCAGCTTCAACGAGCATGCATTGCTCAGCCGGCACATCAAGCAGGCGCGCAATGACCGAGTGATGCGTCTCTGTGACCCGGGTCTGAGGGTCTGCGCATGAGCGATCTTGAGCGGTATCAAGACAGCTACCAGGGCATGCGCTCGGTTCGTGAGATTGCGGGCGGCTACGACGCCTACGGAAACCTGATCGAGCTGAAGGCCGATTTCTTCCACAACTACGACGAGAAGGTCGACTACTCGGCAAAAATTCAAGCCGAGAAGGCTTACAAAAAGAACCTTGCCCGGCGCATCAATATAGCCATGGGCCAAATGGAAATGATCTGCCCGCCAAAAGGAGCAAGCGCATGACAACGCCGATAGTGAAGTCCGTGATCGACGAGCAGCTGGAAGAAATCGCCCGCAGCTGGAGCATTGTCAGCGCCGGGCTTCCACGTGAGATTCCCGTTTCAGCCCTTCCGCCGAAGCTGGTGGAGGCCGTCAAGACCGGTCGCATCGCCGTAAGGCCTCGGCAGTGACCACGGGCCAGCGCCGTCGGCGCATGATCTTCTGGCGCGGCAGCTTTCCAGTACTTGCAGCCTTCACGTTTCTGATGCTCGCCATGTCATTGGCCGACCACATTACGCAGTAACCCCTTCCATCTTCAATCGCAGCGCCCCGGCAACGGCATGGCGCAAGGAGCAACCGTGTCTGAAGCACAGCAAGTCATAACGATTGATGACATCAGCGCCGACAATGCGCCGGCCATCTACGTCACTGGCGGTCTGAACCAGTTCCTCCAGGCTGTAACCGCCGAGGTCACCGCCGAAGTGCCGGACCTGACCACCCGCAAAGGTCGTGACCGCATCGCTTCGCTGGCGGCCAAGGTCAGCAAGTCGAAAACCGCCGTCGAGAAGCCGGGCCGCGATTACCTGAAGCGCCTGAAGGAAATGCCCAAGGTCGTCGAAACAGAACTGCGTGAGTTCGTCACCAAGATGGACGCACTGCGTGACGCTACCCGCAAGCCGCTGACTGACTGGGAGGAAGCGAACGACAGGCGGATTGACGCCCACAACGACGGCATCCAGCGCATCAAGGACATGGCGGTGTTTGCCGAGATGCCGACCGCTGCGCACGTCGCCCAGATCATTGCCGATCTGGAGCTGGTGGAAATCAACGACAGCTGGGAAGAGTTTCTGCCGGAGGCGGCCCAAGCCAAAGACCGCTCACTGGCGACACTGCGCACGCTTCTGGCAGACCGCACCAAGCACGAAGCCGAGCTGGCGGAAATCGCCAAGTTCAAAGCCGAGAAGGCTGAGCGCGAGCAGAAAGATCGTGACGCCGAGATCGCGCGCCAAGCTGTAGAGCGGGCGCAGCGTGAGCTCGACCAGAAAGCCCAAGCCGAACGCGAAGCAGCAGCCAAGCGAGAGCAGGAGCTCATCGACCAGGCCGCACAGGCAAGGCGTGACGCTGAACAGAAGCAGCGTGATGCCGACGCAGCAGCAGAGAATCAAGCGCTTCAGTTGAAGCTGGCCGCCGAACGTGAAGAACGCCAGAAGCTTCAGGCCGAGCAGGACCGAATTGCAGCCGAACAACGTCAGGCAGCAGCGGTTGAGCGTGCCCGGCTTGATGAAATTTCCCGCCAAGAGCAGGAAGCCGCCGAAGCGCGCCGAATTGCTGAGGCCCGAGAGGCAGATAAGGCTCACATCAAATCTGTTTGCCTGGCCGCACAGCAAGCCATGGTCAGTCTTGGAGTTGATGAGGCCTGCGCCAAGGCCGTCATCATCCTGATTCATCAAAAGAAGATACCGGCCATCACCATCAACTACTGAGAGCAGTTATGAGCAAGCCACGTATGGCCGCCCGCAGTGACTGGATGACGGTCGGAAGTTTTTCGCCTGAACGCTTCACTGGCGAAGAGCGCAAGGAATACGAAGCAGAGCAAGACCGCATTGAGCGGGAATGGGACAACCAACCGAACTGAGGTGGACGCCATGGCAACAGTCGTTTTAATACTCGGCAAGTCCGGCAGCGGCAAGTCCACGTCGCTGCGCAATTTCAAACCCTCCGACGTCGCCTTGGTGCAGGTCATTGGCAAGCGCCTCCCCTTCAAGGGTGCCGGAGAGTGGAAGCCCTTCGTCACCGATGACCATGCCAGGATCATAGCCGCCAGCAGGAAGGCTTCAGCAAGCGGTCGCAAGGTGATCGTGATCGATGACTACCAGTACGTGCTCGCCAACGAGTTCATGCGTCGGAGCCAGGAGAAAGGCTACGACAAGTTCAACGACATCGGCCGCCACACGTGGGACGTATTCGACGCCCTGCTCAAGCTGCCTGACGACGTCCGGGTCTACATCCTCAGCCACACCGAGGAAAGCGAGACCGGCCAGATTAAGATGAAGACCGTTGGAAAGATGCTCGACGACAAGATCACCCTGGAAGGCTTGGTGACCATCTGTCTTCGAGCCATCGTGCAGGACGGCCACCACTACTTTTCCACTCGCAATAACGGTTCAGACACCACCAAGGCGCCAATGGGCATGTTCGAGGAGGACATGATCGACAACGATCTGGCCGCCGTCGATGCAGCCATCTGCGCCTACTACCAATTCGAATCACCTAAAGCCGCATAAGGAAACCATAAATGTTCAACCTTGACGCAAATGCCGCCCGGTCCGCTGATAACAAATCAGCATTCATCGACGAGGCTGGTAAATACCTCGGCTCGTTCACCCGCGCTGAGTACATGGAGAAGCAGGATACCGGTTCCACTGGCATCGGCTTTACGTACAAGACCCGAGACGGCGCTGAAGCGCAGTTCTACCTCAACCTGTCGTATCAGCACGGCACCAAGAATGACGGCGGCCACGCGACTCTGAACGCCATCATGGCCTGCATGCAGGTGCGCACTGTGGCTGCACCTCGGCCAATGGAAATCGAGAAGTGGGACAAGGACGCTGGCCAGCGCTTAAAGGTCTCCGTCCCGAGCTTCCCCGAACTGGTCGGAAAGCCGATCGGCCTTTTGCTTCAGATGGAAATCGAGAAGAACAGCATCACTGGCATGGAGCGGCCGACCATCTTCGCCCCGTTCAGCGCTGAATCTGAAAAGACGGCTTCGGAAATCCTGGATTCCCGCAACCCAGCACCCGCCAAGCTGGAAAAGATGGTTCAGCAAGTGATGAAGAAACCGGTAGTTGATCGCCGCCCCAAAGGTCAGACATCCAGCAGCGGCGGCGATCACACCAGCGGCAATTATGATTCAGCGCCGCCAAGCGACTGGGACGATATTCCCTTCGATTGATAATTTCCTCATTACCAGCAGAGCACGCACATGACCGCATACATCTTCGACTCTGAAACAACAGGCCTCATTGAACCCCAATTGGTGGAGGCTGCCTGGCTGAAAATTGGCAATGTTGCCGGCCTGCCAATCAATGACCAATTCCTCGCCCGCTTCAAGCCATCCAAACCAATTGAGTTGGGAGCCCTGGCCACCAGCCACATCCTCGACGAGGAATTGGCCGATTGCCCGCCGCACACTGACTTCAGTATGCCCGCCGACACCACCTACATCATCGGCCACAACGTCGATTACGACTGGCGCGTTATTGGCCAGCCTGACATCAAACGAATCTGCACTCAGGCGCTGAGCCGTAAGCTTTGGCCGGCAGCGGACTCGCACAGCCAGTCAGCAATGATTTACCTCCACTACCGCAGCGAAGCGCCCGCCCTGCTCCGCAATGCTCACGCGGCGCTGGACGACGTAAAGAACTGCCATCGACTGCTGGTCAAGATCATTGAAGCTCTGGGCGAGCGATTGGGATGCCCGGTCGCAAGCTGGGATGAGTTGTGGTTGCTTTCAGAGGATGCACGCATTCCTGACTTCATCACCTTCGGCAAGCATAAAGGTATGGCATTCGCGGATCTGCCCAGCGATTACAAGCGCTGGCTTTCTGGTCAGGCAGAGCTCGACCCGTATGTGCGCGCCGCACTGAACCGATAACCGATAGAGCCCCGCGCATCGGGGCTCACAACCCCGGAGCATGACCATGACCACCACGCTGATTGTTCACCAGAACCGCCAATCCCACCTGCGCCATATGCGCGAAAGCATCGAGCGCCTTCACGAAGCATCGCCCGGCTGGAGTGCGGCCGACCGCGAGCGCGGCCTGAAGACCATCGCCAACCTTGAGCGCCAAGTCGAAAGCGTCAAGCTTGATCTGTTCCGGGTCGCCTGAGGTTGAGGCGATTACATTCAAAAGTCCGCGCCCGGCGCAGGGCCGAACAACTCCACCTACCGCCGAGCGGGATCAAGGAGATTACCCATGCAAAAGATTGCTTCAGGGGTGGTGACACTCCCCGGCTGGATGAAATCGGTCAGGAAGCTCTACAACACACGCAGCGGCGGCCAGTACCGGCCGGATGATGTGGCGCTGGCCTTCGCCGTAAGCCTTCGCTTGTACGACAGCGCCGATCATCTCCGGGCGCTGGCACGCCGGCTGGTCGACAAGGTCTGTCTGGAGCATCAGCCGAACATGAAGCGGCTGAGCCGGGAGCCGGACGACGCCAAGGTATTCGACGCCGCTTTGAAGATCATCAACCGGGTATGCCACTTGCTGGACGTCGGCGCCGAGACTGAGTTCGTGCGCAACGGTGAAATAACATGGCACTGACCCAAGAACAGAGGAACGACAGACTCAAGGAAAAACGGGCGAAGGCTGCGGAAAAGGAGCTGCGTCACCGAGTTCGTCCAGGCATCGAGCAGGCGATACAGCGCATCAGAGATCGTGCGAGCAAGATCGCAGTCAGTGAGCTGCTGCAGATCGCAGTAATGAAGATGGATCTGATGAGTGATGCCGATCTGAACGCATTTCTCACTTATCCGCGCCACGAAATATTAGTCAGTGAATCCGTGGCGCGAGAGATTTACGACCACGGTATCAGAAGCATCATGAGCAACCCTGATCGTGATGAAGCTGACGAGATCGAAGCACCCGCAGAAGTTTCGTAACTCCCCATCCTCAACCTATTTGCCACCACCGGACACGGAGAGCGGCGCATGCCTGGAGCGATCTATGAGCGATTCATTTGAAGTTCAGCGTGTAACGACCGCGAGAAAGCATCAGCGCTGCGATAGTTGTTGCCGCACCATCGCTCCTAAGGAGCGGTATGTCGGGTTTGCTGGCAAGTGGGATGGTGATTTCTATGCGGCCAAGCTTTGCCTCGGGTGTGAATCACTCCGAAAGTTGGTATGGGGATTTGACGCAAAGCACGGCGATTCGCTTGAGGATGACGGACTCGCGTTCAATCAGATATTCGAGGTGGCCGCAGAGTTTGGCCTGATCTGCTATGTGTCGTCTGCGCCAGCGGCGGCCGCCTCAATAGCGAGAACCGCCTGAGCCGCCAGATATTTTCGCTCTGGCGACTGCAACAGTCGTTCTGCCACGGCGCCGTTCACTTGTTTCAGATCGACGCCGCGCTCTCTCATCACAATAACCAAGTATTTCAGGGCCAGTTCAAGCGCCTCTACACGATCTTCGTTCATGACGATTACTCAATGTGAGCGCAGAAGCGTAGCTCAAATCACTTAACTCACCTATTGCGCTGAACGCCTCGGCAGGCGCATGCCTGGAATTCGATATGAGCCAGCTCCAC